ACAGAAATTATGCATGGTATGAAATTTTGGGTACCACTACATTTCCTAAGACAAAGTGTATATATTAACTTCAATAAATAGTTGCAACCGGCCTTTTCTGGCATTCAACCCGGTATACAAATTCTGCAAGCCTATGTTATAATAACTTTTAATATAGGATAAACACAATGAACAACCCAAGACAATACAAGTACGTGAGTACAAAAGAATATGTAGATCAGTTTCCTTGTGCATACAGGCAATGGAGAGCTGACAGTCACTGTAATCTGATACACGGCTATGCGTTTACAATGCGTTTCTTTTTCGGAACGGATGACTTAGACGTTAGAAACTGGGTAGCAGACTACGGTGGATTAAAAGAACTAAAAGGTGTACTACAAGATCAGTTTGATCATACGCTACTGGTTGCTGAAGATGATCCAGAACTAGAAATGTACAAGCAACTGCAAGCAAAGAAGATGGCTAAAATAACCATACTACCAAGACTTGGTTGTGAAGGACTAGCAGACCAACTGTACAAATATGTTAATGGTGTGTATATCCCAGACATGTGGGGTCAAGCAGAAGCAGACAGACTTTGGTGTTACCGAGTCGAGATACGTGAGACACAAAGCAACATGGCTTGGCGTGAAGGACACAGAGAATGGAACGAGGACCTGTTTGAATGAGCTTGAAATATAGTTGGCATGACATTGGCGGTGACGTGGTTAAGGATACTGATGTTTATTTGCTTAAAGATAATAAAACTCTAAATAATCTTGTATTAAGTTCTACAAAGTTATACAGAGGACAACGCACTAACGGACACAGGCACCCCGGTCAAGAAGAAGTATATGTATTTGTACAAGGCTGGGGAGAGATGATTGTTGGGGACGAAGACAGTGAACCATTTACTGTTGGCCAAGGTGATTACGTATTGATTCCAGACGGTGCATTCCACAGAGTCACAAACACTGGTGACATGAACTTGATATTCAATTGTATATTTGACGGAAAGAGAAATCATTAATGAAACTTAAAATAAGCGAACTGTTTTACTCAGTGCAGGGAGAAGGCCGTTACATGGGTGTGCCCAGTGTATTCCTGCGTACATTTGGTTGCAACTTCCAATGTGCTGGTTTTGGTATGCCTAGAGGCGAAAAGACAACAGAAGTGGACGCTATTATTGAGCTGAACGATAAATTCAAATACAAAACCTATGGTGACTTACCACTGGTAAAAACAGGATGTGACAGTTATGCTAGTTGGCATCCCAAGTTTAGGCACTTGAGTCCTACATACGAAAACGACGAGCTGGCAGACATGATCGTGGATACACTGCCTTTTAAAGAGTGGCGTGAAGAACACTTGGTTATTACAGGTGGCGAACCATTACTGGGTTGGCAACGTGAGTATCCTGACTTGTTGAATCAACCCAGGATGCAGAAACTAAAGGAAATAACAATAGAAACAAATGGCACGCAACCATTGCATGAGGACTTTAGGTATTTCCTAAGTGATTGGACCAGTCGCAGAAGTTCTAGTGCATTAACGTTTAGCGTAAGTGCTAAACTAAGTTGTTCGGGTGAAAAGAAGGAAGATGCTATTTGCCCTGATGTTGTAGCAGAGTATAGTCACTTTGGTTACACCTACTTGAAGTTTGTTATTGCGAACGAGCAGGATGCAGAAGAAGCATTAGAAGCAGTAAAAGAATACAGATTAGCAGGCTTTGACGGTCATGTATACTTGATGCCAGTTGGTGGCGACGAACATACGTACAGGTTAAATAATAAAGCAGTAGCCAACCTGGCTATGCGAAATGGTTTACGTTATTCAGATCGACTCCAAGTTCCGTTGTTCAAGAATGAGTGGGGGACATAGAGTTGCCTATAAACCCCGGCCTATTATTTAAAAGTTTCGGTCACGTCAGTGGATTCAGACAGTGCAAGCACTGGGTCCCAAAGTTTTGCTTAATCCCCAAGCGATGCTATCTTAGTAATCGAATAATATTTTTAAAAAAAGCCTACAAAGGAACTGTTTCCTTATACAACTATAGAGGAAACGACAAGACAACTAGCACGTATTGGGTGTCAGCTAACGAATTTATAATTTGGAAATTAAAAGGAAATCAATGAGTAACACATGTGTCATCTGCAAGAAACCAATCGATGATAAATGTACATGGTCAGTCTGTGCTTTGGCAAATAAAATTAGCACTCACAGAACAGTACAATCTACCAATGATATACAGTATGATAGCAAGTTTAATCCAGAATGGAAACAAGAAATTGAAAAATACCCAGGGAGACATTAATGTTTGACATGTTCAAGAAGAAAAAACCACAAAAGAAAGAAGCACCCAAAGCCAAGAAGACTGATAAAGAAATAGCATCAGAAAAGAAAGAACCATGGGTAAATGTGTTAACAGTAGAAGTTGACCCAGATGATCCAGGCAATGGTGCGTTTGAACTTGATTGGAATGATCACTTTGTGGCAAAATTAGTTAAAGCAGGCTACCAACAGAAAAAAGAAGATACTGACGCTGTTATAGTCGATCGTTGGTTCCATGCAGTATGTAAAAATGTTCTAGCAGAAAACTACGAACAGTGGGAGGCTAATCAAGATCAGACAGAAGGCCGTGCAAGACAAAATACGCAGAATGACCTAGGCGAAGGCAGAACTGAAGTTTCATGATACTGTATGTAAATGGTGACAGCCATAGTGCGGGAGCTGAAGCAGTTAACGATTATTGTTTTGCAGAAGATGATCCTTTTTACTATAATCTTGGACGTATACCTCATCCCGAGAACGAAAAGGTCAGTTATGGTTGTTTAATAGCAAACGAATTATTTGCTATACTGCACTGTGGTGCAGAAGCCGCCAGCAGTAACGATCGTATACTACGTACCACTAGAGCATACATTGCAGGTGGTAAACCTAATGCTGTTATTATAGGATGGAGTACACATGAAAGGCAAGAATGGTTGCACCATAACACTTATTGGCAAATTAATGCAGGTGGCGTAGGAGAAGACTGGCCTGAATTAGTAAAGGAAAAATACAAGTTTTATATTGCTAACATAGACTGGATCATGTGCGAACAACAAGAACATGAAAAGATTTGGCAGTTCCACAAAGAACTACAAGAACAAGAAATACCGCATTTGTTTTTCAACAGTTTCAGTAACTTTCGACACATCCCATTGCAAGATCGAGAAGATTGGGAAGATTGTTTTATAGAGCCATACAACCCAGACATGACATACTACAACTATTTAAAGAATCAAGGACTTACAGCACTTCCAAGTTACCACTACAGAGCAGATGGTCATCGTAAATGGGCAGAATTCCTGTTACCTTACTTGACTAAGCTTCTGTAATATGCTACTATTATTAAATGAAATATCTTATTGTAGACACAGCAAACACATTCTTTCGCGCCCGACACAGCGCACACCGTCAAAGCGACACCTGGGATAAACTTGGTTTTGCTGTACACGTTACACTATCAAGTGTAAACAAGGCGTGGCGTGACCATAAAGCAGACCATGTTGTGTTCTGTTTAGAAGGGCGTAGTTGGCGCAAAGACTTTTATGAACCTTATAAAAAGAATAGAGCAGTTGCAAGGCAAGCACTAACCGAAGCACAAGCAGAAGAAGATACACTGTTTTGGGAAGCATTTGATTCATTAAAAACTTTCCTAGATGAAAAGACAAATTGCACTGTGATGCGTCACAGTAACTTAGAAGCAGATGATTTAATTGCAGGTTGGGTACAAGCACACCCAGATGACGAGCATGTTATTGTAAGTAGTGACACAGACTTCCATCAACTGTTAGCAAACAACGTAAAGCAATACAATGGTGTTGCAGACGAGCTACACACACTGGAAGGTATATTCGACAAGAGAGGTAAGTTGGTAATGGACAAGAAGACCAAAGAGGCCAAGCAAATACCTGATCCAGAGTGGATCTTGTTTGAAAAGTGTATGCGTGGTGATAGCACAGATAATGTGTTTAGTGCGTATCCGGGAGTGCGTAAAAAAGGTACAAAAAACAAAATTGGATTGCTTGAAGCCTATGCTGACCGAAATGCAAAAGGCTTTAATTGGAACAATCTAATGCTACAGCGTTGGACAGACCATAATGGTGAAGAACACAGAGTATTAGATGATTATGAACGCAACAGGATATTGGTTGATCTCACTGCACAACCCGAAGAAGTAAAACAACAAATTGCAACTACTATTACAGAAGGCAGTGTTACTAGAAAACGACCAATGGTAGGCGCACAGTTTTTAAAGTTTTGTGGCAAATATGATCTGGTTAAGCTCAGTGAACACAGTCAACAGTATGCAGAGTTTTTAGGAGCAGAGAATCCACAATGATTGATCAATTGATGGTCCAACAGCAGGTATACAACGTGTGGCAACACATGGTTGGTGTTATATGTTTAAACTGTACAAATCGTAAACAGGTTAAACGTGTACTGCCTGAGTTTTTTGCTAAATGGCCAACGCATGATAAGTTATTGCAGGCATCGCCACAAGAGATTGAACAAGTAATTGCACCACTTGGAATGAAACATGTACGGTTAAAAAGACTGTGTCGCATGAGTGAGCAGTTTGAAAACTGGGACGGAGAAGATGCCACTGCACTATATGGCATTGGCAAGTACGGCAGTGACAGTTATAGACTATTCTATAAACAAGAAATACCAGAGGATGTAGGGGATCACGAATTAAAAAGGTATATCCAGGAAGAACTAACGTTATGAATGACCTAGTAGCAAGAACTATAATCAAAAACAAATATTGGGTGGTAGA